TCACACGGGTAAAAATCGAAAAGGATGGTAGCATCGTCATAGATGTTGCGGATACCAACATCGTCGCCGGCAGGAAGCCGTCGAGGCGCAACAACCCATTGGATGCTTTGTGATGATGATAACCATTCCGGAATACCCTCAGTACGTTCAGCGTGCGAGGAACGGCAACTGCTACCTCCGCTACAAGAACACCCCGCGCGTCAAGATCGAGGGGGCGTTCGACAGCCGCGAGAGCCGCGCTAACTACGACCGCCTGATCACCCAGGCGGTGGCCGCGGCCGCGCGCGCCGACGCCATCCACGAGACCCGGGCGCCCATCAAAAAAAAGTCCCACCCGGGCGATCCGCTGACCATTGACGCGGCGGTGCGGGGCTTCCTCGCCGACACGGCCTTTCAAGATCGCGTATCGGCGGGCACCCAGCTCAACTACGCGCGCATGTTCCGCGCGATCTGCCGGTACGATGCGGGCGAGGGTCGCCTGGGCACCGCGCCGGTCGTCAGTCTCACCCGCGAACACGTCAAGCGAATGATCGGCAAGGTCGTGCCGGCGCGCAGCAGCAAAATCTTCATCGCCTGCCTGCGCGGCCTGATGAAGCACTGCGTCGAGGAGCTGAAGCTGTTCAAGGAGGAGGATGACCCCACGCTGGGGTTCAAGCTGCCCGAGAAAACCAAGCGGCAAAAGGCGGCCCAGAAGGAGGGGCTCAAGGCTTGGCCGGCAGAGCACGTCGCGATGTTCCGCGAGTGCTGGGCCGAGCGCTGCGAGGAGCGCACGGCGCTGGAGCTGATCCGCTGGAGCGGCGGCGCGTGCATCGATGTGATGCAGTTCGGCTGGAAGAATTTCGAGACCGACGCCAACGGCAATGTCAACCTGATCTACAAGCGCGAGAAGACCCTCGTCCAGGCGACCAACCCCTACTGGCCCGAGCTGAAGGCCTACCTCGAGGCGGCCTACGGCGCCAACTGGAAGGGTCCGTTCCTGCGCCGTCAGCCGCGCAACGCGCCGTGGGCAACGGTCGACAATGACGAGTTCAGCGCGTGGTTTGTGCGGGCCTGCCGCAAGGCCGGTCTGCCCAAGGGCTACGGCGCCCACGGGCTGCGCAAGTTCTACCTGACCGAGCGCGCCGAGATGGGCGCCAGCGTCACCGATCTGATGGCATTCGGTGGGTGGGACGACCCGAGCATGGCGATCCACTACGTCAGGCTCGCCGACCAGAAGAAGGCCGCAGCGCGGGCGCTTGAGGCCGAAGCAAGAACACGCCAACTCGCGTGAGTTTGTAAACCTGTAAACGGCGTGCTACCTGATTGATTTATTTCATTTTCGGTGTTCTTCGAAAATTCGTGAACACCTGCAAAATCAATCGGGTAGCACAACTTTTACACAAACGGGCGTCCCCGCCGCTATGGGGGCATAACGGGAGGGTGTAAATGTCAGACCTACGCGACGCGCTGACCCGCCAGGGGTTCGAGCCGCTGCACCTCGACCTCGAGCCCGACGAGGCGGCGACGCTGATGAGCCTGCTCCAGCTCGGCATGGATGCCTTGGCTGCCAAGCCGCTCGACATCGATGCCCTGATGCGGCTGCACCGGATGCCAGACAGCACTCTTCACGGGCTCGGCACAAAGCTCGCCGGCTCGCTGAACATGTCGAGCGCCAAGGTGGTGCAGCTCAGGGATTTGGGCGAGCGCTAGGCGGCGGATGTTCGAGGGCGATCTCCATGCAGCGGTCGACAAGCTTGCCGACCATTGCGGTGCGCTGCTCCTGCAGATGGTCGAGGAACCACAGCACGACGGCAAGGAAGGCGAGGTTGACCACGCACAACATCAGGAACGCGGGCGGCAGCGCGGCGATCAGCGAGCGGCCCAGATCGCCGGCCAGCCCAGTCATGGTAGAGGGTTGATCATCAGCCATGGCGCACCTATGTTGGGCAACGCAACAAGGACGATTTTGATGAAGGTGACCGTGTGGCGGCTGCTCCGCGCCAAGCCGGTCGACGCATTCCCTGACGCCGACAACGTGCTCAGCGGCTGGGTGCCGACGACCCCAGCGCTCGACCTCTTTGCGATGATCGTCAGCCTGTCGCACGGGCAGGCGCAGCTCGCCAAGGCGCTGGTCAAGGTGGGCTGGCTGTGGGCGATGCTGTCGGTGTTGTGGCTAGTGCTCTCGATCCTCTGGAGCTACCCGATATTCGGCAAGCTGACGGGATGGTGGTGATGACGAATTTCCTACTGTTTTTGATCTTGGTGGCGCTCGTCGCTCCGGGGCTGCTTAACGCCGTGAGCAATGCGATGCTGTTCGGCATCACCTACGCCCTCTTTTACGGGTTCTGGGTCGTGCTGATCGGCGGGACGGTTCTTTACGTCATAATGAACCTGACAGCCGAGGGTGCCTTGGTCGCCGCGATGGCTGCTGCCCCCTTTGCATTCCTCGCCGCCAAGGACGCGTATTGGGCGAAGCGAGGGGTGAAGCGGGAGCGAACTCCCGTAAGCTGCTTTGTCGGGGGGCCTTATCGGTAGAGCCAGCTCGGGGTCAGCGCGTAGGGCAACGTCGTCTGCAACCCGCCAGCGATTGGCCCGACCGCCGGCAGACTTGACGGTCCCGGCGTCGGTTGCTGTCCAAGCAGCCCGATCACACTTCGCGCACGATCCCCGGTCTCGAGGGCAAGGTTGGCAGCAACCGTCCCGGCTTCCGGCGACCGGCCTGCCCATAACGGGACGTAGCGGTCGGCAATCTTTTTGGCGACCCCCCCTGCCAGCATGGCGCCGCCCGCCTTCAACCCCGTCCAGGGGTTGCCGGTGGTAAAGGTGGTGCTAAGAGCCACCGGGAGCGCCGCGCCAAACGACGACGAGGGGGTCGCAGCTTGCATCGCCCCCGAGCGCCGGGCGGTTGCCGTGCCGCCTCGGATCGCCTGATTGGTCTGGAAGATCGTGTGCTCGTCGGCGTTGGCAGCGAGGAACTTGTTGTAGTCGTCGTCGCTGTCAAACAGCACGCGCAGCCGGTCGCGCATGCCCGGGCTATTGGCGATCTGGTTGGTGGTGTCGGCGGCGTCCTTTGAGTTGAGGATCTTGCCTCGCAGGGAATTGGTGGCGCCGAGGCGGTAGAAGTCTTGATCTCCTGGCGCCAGCAGGTTGAAGGCCGCCTCGTTCTGCGAAGCCGTGCGCTGGGGGGCCAGCGCGGCGCCGCCCTCGGCGAGGGCGTTGCGCGTCGCCTGATCGCCCGAAAAGGCGTCCAAGGCGGCGCCGTACTTGGGGTTCTCGGTTCGCAGGAAGGTGCGAAAGTCACTGAGGGTGCCGACGACCGCGCGGCCCGTGTCGTCAAAGTCACGCACCCCGGTGAATGGGTTGCGCGGGTATTTGGCGGGGTCGCTGAGGACGCTGTCGAGGCCGCGCTTGACGGTGTCGAGCGTCTCCCATGACGGCACGCCCTGGAAGACCGGAGCGCCCGAGGCGTCGAAGGTGATCCCCAGACTATTCGGATCACGCCCCTCTTCAGCGGCAAGCTCCAACGCCTTACCCATTGCGGTCTTCATCGACGGGCGCTGCATCAGGGTGGTAAGCGCGCCGCCGGGCTCAAGGTGATCGGGGTTGAGTGGCGGCTGCATGTAGGCGTCGGCATAGAGCGGCGCCGCCTTGCTCTTTTGTCCCTGGCGGAGGATTTCATCGGCTTGCCAATTTTCGGGGCCGGTGATCGCGGTCTGATCGAGCATGCTGGTCAGGCGCCCGGCGGCGGCGTCGTGGCGGTCCTGCAACTGCTTCTCGATCAGCGGCGCTGCCGCAGTGTTGCCGTCGAATAGGGTGCCGACATAATTGCGGACGCCCAGCGACACGTCGGCCAGCGAGAGCGGTGAGTTGCTGTCGGCGATGCGCTGGTCGAGTGCATTGAGGTCGGGAAGGCCGACCTTTGCCTCTTTCCCAACGATGCCCGCCAACCTGTCGGCGGCATTCCCCGGCGCATTGGCTGCCGGCCAAAAGGTATTGCTCATTCCGGTCCCGAGGGCACCCCCGAGCCGCAGAGTGCCTGTTATAGCCGGCACCGTCAGGGCGCCGCCGACGCCGCCGCGCTCGGCGCCCGCAAGGGGGTTCTCCGGGTTGTCGAGGGCGCCGGTGGCGGCGCCAAACCCGCCGCCGACACCCATGCTCGCGAGCGTCTGCTTGATCAAGTTAGGCGTCTTGTCCGCTATCGCGCTGCCCACCGTTTGCACCGCAGAGGGCAGGCTGTCGAACCCCTTGCTGATCAGCCCCGCTATAGGCTTGGCCGCTTCGGCGATGGCACCGCCCGAGGCCAGCCCGCCGGCGATGTTCGCGACAGTCGACAGCTCAGGGTATTCGCTTTCATACTGGCGACGCCCGCGGGCGATCTCGTCCCAGCGCCGCATAAAATCAAACCCGCGGTCGGTCGGGGTCTGCGTCCCAGGCTCATTGAGCCCGAGCTGCGTCGCACCCCAGTCGGTCACCGCGTGCATGGCTGCTCGGATGGGGTCGCTCGCCCCGGCAGTCAGCCCGTGAACCCCCATGGAGGTAAAGCCGTAGTCCGCATTGGGCAACAGCCTGTCATCGGGCGCGGGCGGGGTCACATTGTCTTTGGGGACCGCCGACCACCAGTTATCGTCCGTCGCAGCAGGCGCCGGTGCCGTCGCCGCGCCACCCGGAACCAGCGTGGGCGGGGTCACGTTGTCTTTGGGGACCATGTCCCACCACATGCCGCCGGGGCTACTGCCGTCGGCCGCGGGCGCGCCCATTTAACGTGCCCCCATCGGCGCTTCAGCCTTGGTCCAAGTCGACCCGTCGGGGTTTTTGAAAGTAACGCCGTAGGGAAGCTTGTCGTATTGAGCCTTTGACACCTTCTGGCTCTGGTATTCAAAGCCCGGCACTGCGCTGACCATCTTCTCTACAGGGTTCCAGGCGTTAAATGCGGTATTCGCGCCCATAAAACTGTTGTTGTTGTTCTTGTAGTAATTGTTATAGAAGTCCAGCTTGTCTTGATTTCGCTGGATGATTGAACCCATAAGGCCGATCAATTGCTTGTTGCCCTGCGGGCTGGTCTGCAACCCCGGGTTATTCGCAATCGCCTGTTGGATGATGTTCTGGCTTTCTCGCGGACCCAGCGTCCGCGCCAGCTCGTAGCCAAGTTGCGCGCCGCTCTTCCCCATCACCTCGCCGTTAGCGATCCACTTTTGCAATTCGGGGCTGACCTGCAGGCCAATGCTGCCGAGCGCGCCCTGAATGCCCTTCAGAGCGGTGAGCCGATCAGTGGCGCCCGCGCCTGGGTTGTCGAATGTCTGCATCGCCTGCTGGATCGACACGAGGTAATTTTTGGCAGCCATCGAGTGCGTGGCGTCGTCGTTCACCTCCTTGAACTCGTCGGCGAGTGCGCCGCCGACCCCTTCCTGCTCCTTTGTTTGCTGCGGCGTGAAGTAGGGCTTGCCGACGCTTGCGATTGGCGGCGGCGCGGCTGGGCCAGCGGCGCCGGCCGGGGGAGCTGGCGCCGGCACCGCGCCAGCGCCGGGCAGGCCCGTAGCGGGTGCGCCGGCCGAGCCGGGAGGCGGCGTGTAGCCGCCGATCAAGTTTGGATTTTTTGCCAGCATGTCGGCGTAGGTGGCGCGGGGGATCTTCATGTCCTTCCCGTTGATCGTCACGTCGATCATGTCGAGCCCCGCACTAAATTGCGCGCTGGCCTTCTCGCGAGCGAGGATTGCGTTCTGTTGCGCCGCCGCTTCCTGTCCTTTCGAGGCGAGCCACTGCGGATCGAACTGCCAGCCCTTGCCATCAGCGGTACGCACGAGCCCATGGTCGTTTAACATCTCGTTGCGCAACCTGAGATCCTGCTCGGTGGTCAACTTGGTGATGTCGGCCGGCAACGCGCCTTGCGACTGCAGGTAGGAGATCGTGCCCGCGGCGGCGACCTCGATCTGCTTCTTGTACTGCTCGGTCATCATGTTGGCTTGAGCGCCGACAAAGGCCTTGTACTTCTCCATCGCCATTTGGGTCGGCATCTTGGCGAGATCTTGGATGAAGTCGGGCGCGGGCTTGCCGAGCAGTGACGAGATGCCGGCAATTCCCTGCGCGATCTGTTGCTGAGGCGTCGGCGACACCGTCGACATTCCGCCCGGCATGGGCGGCAGGGTTGAGGGGATCGGCGGCAGGGTCAACGTTGGCGCCGCCGGCGGGCCTGTCGGCGGTCCTGCAGCAGGCGCAGGCGCGGGCTGAGCAGCAGCCGCCGGCGGCACAGGAGGTGGACCTGACGGGCCAGGAGGTGGCGGCACCAAGCTCGGGGGCGCTTGCGGCGCCACGTTCGCACCACCACCCGGCACCAGATTGGGACCGGGCGCTGCCGGCGGGGGGACCGCACCACTGGCGTCTGCCATCCGCACCGGGCCCGCTGCCGCTGTCGCTGGCCCGGCCGGCGCCGCTGGTCCGCGACCGAGTAACGCTGCCGCGCCTTGCGCCGCCTGTGGGCTCAGCAACCCGCCGAGTTCACCGCCAGGACCGCCTGCGGTCTGCATCGGCCCGGCAGCAGCCGCCGGCCCAGGCGCAGGCGCAGCGGCGGCGGCGGGACCGCCGACACCGATGGGCGCGTTCATCTTGCCGGTGAGGTCAGGTATGTCGAGCAGACCGCCGACCCCACCACCCGGTGCGCTCGGCCCAGCCGGGCCAGCACCACCCGCGGGAGGCTGCGCAGCGCTCGCGAGGTTTGGGTTTTGCGCCTGTTGCGCCTTCGCCACTTTGGCCGCATCGGCTGCCATCTGGGCCAGGGTGTGCCCTGCGCCACGGTCGCCGCCGAGGTCGTAATGCATGACATCCGGGGTGCCAAACCCGCCGCCCCAGGCGAACCACGGCGCGATCTCCGGGTCCATCATCTGGCGCGCGGTCAACGCCAGCTTGCCGTACCAGCCGGTGCTGTCGGGCGTGCCGACATCGCGCGGGACTATCTTGCCGTCTGGGCCGATGATCTTAATGTCGACCGCACCGCCGCTCGGGTGCATGCTGTTAGGGGTGCCCGGCCTCGCACCCTGCCCGCTGGTGATCTCCATGCTGTAGCCAAACGGCTCCAGTGCGAGCTTGGCGGCCGCCGGGAGGACTTGCGACAGGTATTCCGTCCCATAGCCGGGACCGGCCTTTGACTTGTCAAAGGGGATCATCGGCGTATCGGTGGGCGGGGGCGTGGTGTTGGCGTTGCCTGGAGCGCCCGGCACATCCTTGTTGGTCGCCGCGGCGACCGCTACCGGAGGGATCGCGCCCGGGGCGGCGGCGGGGGCGTCCGCGCCACCACCACCCGTGCCAGCCAGATCGATCAGCTTCTGATAGGCTGGGCCGAGGGACTTGGTGAGCCCGACCTGGGCGCCCGCAAGCGCGCCCTGCGCTGCCTTCAGACGGGCGTCCATGACGGCGTCGCCGCTGGTCCCCATCGCCGCGGCGGCGTGACCGAGCACGGCACCAAACGGTGTCGGCACGCGCGTCGGCATCGCGCTGTCGGCGAACGAGCCAGCCGCTGCCGCCAGGGCACGCTGGTTGAACTGCTGCTGGGTCGCGGGGTCGCTCAGCGCACCGCCATAGAGCGCGGCAGCATTGGGTCCAGGGAACAGGTTCCCGAGCAGACCGGCGACGCCACTGTCCGGAGGATCGGCCATATCACCCCCTTCCCATCAATTGCTGCAGCGCCGCTATCTGGCTCTGCATGTTGTTGGGGCTCGACGGCTCGGCCCATTTTTGGAAGTAGGACGCCATGCCGGGCGGCGTCGGCATCTGCCCCTGCGGCAGCGGTGCCTGGGTCGTCGCCGGTCCCATCGGCGTCGGCGGCTTAAAGGCGTTCTGCAGATTGGCCGCCGCGCTCTGCAAGCCACCGCCTTGGCCGAGCGCCTTCGACAGGCGATCCCATAGCGACGTCGTCGCGTTGGTTTGGTACGGGTTCTGCGGCCCGTTGGTGATGCCCCAGCGCTGCATGTCGGCGTCGGTGACCGGGCTCGGAGCGCTTTGTGGGGGCTGCTGCATCGGAGCGCCGGGTGCGCCGGCGCCGTAATAGGGGCTGCTGCCCGCAGGCTGACCGGGGTTCTGCGACTGCCAGAGCTGCTGCGCAAAATTGGTCGCGCCCTGCCCCCAGCCCGGGCCCAGGCTAGGATCGCCAAAGGGACTACCCATCTCGTCGCTCCTTTACTGCGAGTGCCAGCCGCCGTACCAGCACTTCCTCCATGGTCACCACGACAATCGAGCCGTGCCCGGCAAGCGCGTCGACCGCATCGGGCAAGCGCGAGGGTGAGGAGAGCATCTCGCTGATCACGCACCCGGCGGTGTCGCGTGCCTGGACCGCCAGCGGGTAGCCGCGGAGCATCGATTTGGGCTCGACGTATCCGAGGATCGCCGCGAGCTGTTCGTCGCTCGGGTCGGCTTCAAGGCGCCGGCAATCGGCGACGCTGCCGTAGAAGCATCCGGTCGGCAGCACCAAACTAGGTCTGATCGGCGGGGTGGGTGTCCAGACCGAAAGCCACATTGCCCGCTTTGGGTGCCGGGGATCGAGCAGCGCCCGCGTCTGGGCCATGACATCGCAAAACGGCTCGGGGTCCGTCGCGGCAATCAAATCTTCGACGCGGCCGCGGCAAGCGCGCCGGGGAAGATGCCACTGGTGCCGCCGATGGTGTTGAGGAGTGACGCGCCGCCGGTGAGCCCGCTGAGGACGCTCGCGCCGGTGTTCGAGTAATAGGGCTGGGTGGTCGTCTGGGTGCCAGTCCCGCCGATGGCGCCGCCGAGGAGCTGCGACAGATCGCTCAGCGGCAGGTAGGGCGCGTTGTAGGCGCCGGTGTAGGCCGTGGCAGGATAGTTGCCAAAGGTCGGGGCCTGCGACAGAGCGTTGGACAACGCGATGTCGCCCTGGTTCATCAGCGTGCCGCCACCGGCGAGCGCGGTGTCAGCGGTGCTGTACCCCTGATTGATCAGGTTCCCGCCGCCGGTCTGGTAGCCGAGACTGGTGTTGGCGGCGTTGCCGTAGAGGGCGCCCGCCGTGTTGTAGGCGTTCTGCAGCGAGGCGCCGCCGCCCTGGAGCAGGTTGCCGGTGGTGCCGTAGCCGGCATTGAGAATGTTCGCCGCATTGTTGACCCCGCCCTGCGCGAGGGTGCCGGCATTGGTCAGCGCACCGGTCTGGTTCGAGACGCCGGTGTTGTAGAGCTGGCCGAGCGCGCTGCCCGCGTTGAGCGTCGTCGAGAGCCCGGTGTTGTAGGCGTTGTTGACGATGCTCGAGGTCGCGTTCTGCAGCGCCTGCCCGAGCCCGTACCCGGCCTGCTGGGTGGCGTTCGCCATGGCGCCCGAGCCATAGCGCCCCGCGCTCTCCATCCCGCTCGAGATCAGCGGCGCGGTCGCGGTCATGAACTGGTTGACCAACGGGGTCGTCGCCGCGCTGATCGTGCCGGCGAGCGCCGGGTTGCTCTGCGGGTTGATGTACTGGCCCGACGCGAGCCCCATCAGCCCACTGCTGTAGGCGGGGTTGCCGCCTATCGCCGAGCCGGCGGTGCCATAGAGCCCGGCAACCGCCGGGTTGGCGGCGCCCTGCGCCTGACCCGACAGCGCCTGCATCTGGGCGAGCGCGTTTGGCGCCAGCCCGGTCTGCATGCCGCTGATGCCGCTGAGCCCGCTGAGCGCCGCGTTGCCGGTGTTCTGGAAGAGGCTCTGCCAGCCCGGCGCCTGGGCGATGAGGTTGCTGCCGACATTAAGACCATTGTTGACGGCGCCGGTGGCATTGCCGGTGAGCGCCGCGGCTTGACCGCTCGACGGGTTGCCCTGCTGTATCTGCTGGTAGTACTGCTGCAGCGCAGCCGGCATGATCGTCGCCCCGGTGGGGGCGGTCGCGGCGCCCTGATCGCCGAGGTAGCTTTGCAGCGAGCTGATGTAGGGGCTTGGCTGTGACGCCAGGGCGCTCGCGTTCCCCCACAGGCTCTGCAGGAATGGCAGTTGTGCGTTGGCGGCCGGGTTTTCGTTCTGGACGGTGGTGGTCGTGTTACCGGACGGGCCTTTGCTCATGGCTGTCCCCCCACCCGGCGGCGCACCATGACGCCGTCCAGTTCAAAGCCAAATTTCACCCAGCCCCGGCGCAGGAAGCCCATGATGTCGGAGCACCCGGCGCCTACGGCGGCGGCGTCGATGAAGTCGAGGAGCTGGAGGTGCCAGCGCTTCAGCCCGATGCCGGCGACAAACGGCACCTCGAGCACCCGGCAGCGCGGGAACTGCCGCACCTCGGTGACAGCGACCGCGACGATCCGGTCGTCCTCGGTGACGAGGATCACCCCCATGCGGCCGACCATCGCCAGTGACAGAATGTCGATGGGCTGATAGGCGAACGAGCGGTCGGTCGCCCGCTTGAGGATCGGCTCGACCGTCGGCCACAGCCGGGCCAGCCGCTCCAGCGTGGGCGCGAAAACTCTGATCTCAGGTGCCAATGAGGCAGGCGAGATAGGTGCAGTCAGTGTAAGTGGTTCGTGCATGGTTGATCGTTGCCGTCCCTTTGACCGGGGTGCTGAGGGAGACGTAGGGCAAGAGATCCGCGGCATGCGCGGTGAGCGGGACCAGCATGATCGCGGTCCACGGCCCAACTCGGGTGTCGTTAAAGGTGCTGGTGATGTCGTCGGCGACGAGTGTCACCTGTAGCGTCGCGCTGACGTTGCCGCGCATCGCCTGATTGACCGCGGCGGCGAGGCGGATGATGTAAGTGCGGAGGTTGGCGCCAGTGTCGGCGGGGACTTGCGGTGACGGACCAGTCGGCAGGACGACGGTCGCCTGACCCACTTTAGCGGAAGCCCTCCTGCACCGCGTTCACGTCGATGCCCTGGAGGTGATTGAAGTTGGCGCCGGCCGGCACGACCATCTGGAACCGGACGTAGCGTCCGGTGATGCGCTGCGGGCAGTCGCCGATGATGTTCTCGGGGACCGCGAGCGTGTAGGCGACCGGTGCTCGGGTCATCTCACGGGTGCCGACCGCAATCGCCACCGGCACCGCGCTGTCGGCTATCGGCCTTGTGCTGACGATCCGAGCGCGCCGGCCGGGGAAGAGCTGCTGCTCGCCGGTCTCGACGACCGCTCGCATCGACGGGCCGTTGGCGTAGTTTTGGGCGTGGCTGGTGTCAAACCAGCTTAGGAGCTGCTTGCCCGAGGTCCACGCCCGGCTGTCGAGACTGAAGGGCAACGTGTCGAGGGTGCCAAACGGGTCGAGCTGGTCGAGGTTGTAGCCGAAGGTGCTGTAGGTCGTGCCGTCGATCCAGTCGACCGGGTTGGCAGTGAAGTCGATGGGCGCCCACTTCTGCAGCTCCCAGTTGAAGGCGAGGCATTTGTTGTAGTGCCCATTGTTTTGGGTGCCGTGATAGAACCACAGGACCAGCTTGAGGTCGGGCACGTAGGTGCCTTGCACCACGCCCAGGTACTGGACATCGAGGTCATTAAAGAAGGTGCGGTCGACCTTCTGCGCGCCAATCGGCACGCTCGAGCTGCCGTCAAAGGCATAGAAGCCGTCCGAGCCGAGGTAATAGTCGACCGCGATGGTGACCCCCGCGCCGGTCTGCAGCCTGCGCTCGACAATCGACAGCGGCGCGTCGGTCCCGGCCGCGCCCTCGGCCACCGCGAAGTCAAAGATCGCCGGGCTGCCGGCGTAGGCAACGCGGTAGATCCCGCGCTCGCAAAAAATCGCACCGTCAGCCGCAGAGATGTGGCCGCCGGTGATGCCGGTGATGTCGCCCAAATCGGTCTGCTGGAGGTCTTGGAAATCGCTCTGCAGCTCGATGGCTTGGTTGGTGCCGGGGGTAGGCCATGTCGTTGGGTCGCCGATGGCGGGCCACCGCACCCGGTACGGCACCGGACCATCGGTCGCATCGACGACGTTGGCGACCATCAGGAAGTCGCGCAGCACGCAGGCGTATTTGGCGCGCGGCGCATCGGGCGAGAGATCGCTGAACGCGGCGTCGGTGTCGACCAACATCGTCTGGATCGGGTCGTCGTAGTTGGTTGCGATGATCCGCTTGCCAAACGAGGTCATCGACCAGAAGCCGTCAGGCGGCGCCTCGGTGTTGTAGGGCGCCGACGGGCCGCTCACTTCGGTGTAGTTCGGGCTCCCGGTGGTCTGCAGGAAGAGCCCGGCCTGGGTCGCGGCGAAGTTGAAGACGGTGCCCGCGGGGTCGCGATACCCGTAGGAGCCGCAGACCTGACCCGGCAGCGGGCTCGAGTTGGGGACCGGCGAGGGGAACGGCCCATAGCTCCCCGCGGTGCGCGGGTAGCAATTCTGGACGGTCACGGTGCCGGGGTTCCCAAAGGCGGGCTGATCGGGCAGCCATTCGCCAAAGGGCAGGATCTTGCCCACTACTGGCGCAGCTCCGCGTGGGCGTCGAGCCCGTTGGCCGGCTGGTGGAGCTGGAGCTGGGCCGCGCCCCGCTGGAGCTGCTCGTTGATCGTCTGGATCAGCGGTGCGACGATCTCATAGGGCGCCTTGCCCAACGCGGCGATGACGTTGTTCCATTGCTGCGCCTCAAGGACGACGGCGAGCGGCGTGGTGGCGGGGATCGGTTCCATGTCAGGTTCCTCGAACAGGGGCGTCGGAGACCCCGAGCGCGGCCAGCTCCTCGCTGATCGCGTCGGATCGGGTGACGAGTTGTGTGCGGAGCGCCGCCATTAACTCGGGCGGCACGGCGCCGGTGATGGTGATGTTGACCGGCGGCTGCGGCATCACCGGCGGGGTCGTGCTGTCGGGGTCGTAGGGCGGCGGCGGCGGGCCGGCGATGAGGAAGCTCAGCAGCGTGCCGCCAGCGTCGATCATCCCAATCGCCGTCCCGATCTGCTGCTGCTCGGCGTAGAGCGCTTGAACCTGGGCGAGGTCGCTGTACTCGGTCATTTGCTCTCCACGGCTGCGAGGCGCGCTTCGAGCTGCTGCACCGCGCGGATCAGGTAGGGCACAAACTCGTCGGCCTTGACGGTGTGCATGTCCTTGGGCAACGGCCCGTGGTCGACCCACCCGACACCGGGCCGGCGCACGCGCACCGCCTCGGGCACATGCGCCATCACCTCCTGGGCGATGAGGCCAATCGGCACGGGGTACGGCGCGGCCTCGTCCATCAGCCGGGCGCGGTCCCGGTCGCCCTCGCCGCGCACGCCGTGGAAGTGGCGCACCACCTCCTCGGTGAAATGGAACTGGCGCACCGGGATCGCCTTGAGGGCGGCGAGCGCGTCGACCTCGGTATCGCCGATGCGCTCCTTCAGCCGAATGTCGCTGACGACATCGGAGTAACTGACGAAGACCGTGCCGTTTTGGGCGCTAAACTGGACTTCCCAGCCGGTCGGGCCGCGACTGGCGTTGACGTAGTAGAGCTGGACGACCGGGCCGGAATAATTGCTCAGCACGACCGGGATAAAGACGCTGTCGTCGATGTCGATTTGGATCATGCCGCCACTGGGGCCACCGGCGGCGCTCGACCAGCCAAAAGCAACGAAATCGCCCGACCCGTAGGATTGCAGGCAGCCGGCGCCGCCGCTGGTGTTGGGGCTGCTCAGCCGCTGCGCGTAGACGTAGCCGTTGCGCGCATCGAGGCTGCTGCCGGTGGTGACGTTGCCGTTGACGTTGATCGCACCGGGGGAGACCGTGAGGTTGGCGCCGTTGATGTTGATCCCATTGCTGACGGTGAGCTGACCTGAGACCGCAGAATTGCCCGCGAAGTTAGCGGCGGTGCCGTTGACCTGCAGGTTGCCCTGGACAGTGAGCCCACCTGAGCCGCTGATCGTCGCCGCGCCACCCACGTTGAGGTTGCCGCTGGAGATGGTGAGATTGGCGCTGGAGACGGTGAGGCCGCCGGCAACGATGGCGCTGCCGTTGAGATTGGCGACCCCCGACACGGTGAGGGCGCCGTTGGCCGCGATGGCGGTCGGGCTCCCGGTCACCGTCAGCCCATTGCCGATGTTTGCGCTGCCGGTGATCGTCGCGTTGCCGTTGATTTGCAGGCCGCCAGCGGTCATCCCGTTGGTCACGCCGAGCGCGTTGTTGACCTGAAGGCTGTTCGAGACCGTGAGGTTGTTATCGAACAGCGAGTTCCCATAGATGTGGACGCCGCTCGCCGCCGCGACGATCCCGTAGCCGCCGCCAGCGTTGACGGTGAGGACGCCAGCGGTCGTCACGGTGCTAGAGAAGCTGCCCGTCCCCTGAACACTAAAATTGCCGCCGACAATCGCGTTGTTGGTGACCTGCAGCCCCGTCCCGGCGCCGTTGATGATCAGCCCACCCGAGAGCGTGCCCCCGGTGAGCGGCAGGTAGGGCGTCGCCACATCGATGGTCGGCGGCGTGGTGCCGGTGTTGATCGCGAGGCCCGGCCCGGTTTGGTAGGCGCCAGCGCCGGCTGGGCCGGTCGGTCCGGTCGGGCCGGCTGGACCAGTGGCGCCCGTCGGTCCGGTCGGACCTTGTGGCCCGGTCGGTCCTGGCGGTCCTGGGACGGTGCTGTCGGCGCCGGCTGGACCGGTGGCACCTTGCGGCCCGGCTGGACCCTCCGGACCTGGGATGGTGCTCGCCGGCCCGGTCGGACCCTGTGGCCCGGTGGCGCCGGTGGCGCCCTGCGCACCTGTCGGGCCGGCGGGGCCAGCGGGACCGTCCGCGCCGGTGGGTCCGGTCGGTCCTGGCGGGCCTTGCGGACCTGCCGGGCCAGCACCATCGGTCGGCGCCTGCATCCAAGTCTCGGTGGCGGCGTCCCACCAGATGAAGTTGTCGCTTACTGGGTCAATGGAGAGCGGGACCGAGGCAAACGGTCCGCCGAGCGGGGTGCTCACGGGTTGCGCGCGTCCGTCTGGATGATCAGCGGACCGCCGCTATACCGCGCCTTGCGGTCGGCCAGCCGGATGCGGTCGAAGATCGCCTCGCGCGCCGTCCCCCAGAGCTGGAAGCGCGGGTCGTCGCCAATATAGGGCTCGGCAAAGGTCAGCGAGCCAAAGAGGTAGAGCGAGGGATATTGCTGCAGCAGCCAGTTGGTAGGGATGGCGGCAGAGAGCCCGGGCAGGCCTGACATGTAGACGAGGTTGAGCGGGTCGGGCGTGGCGCCGCTGTCCCCGGTCATGCGCAGATTGAGCCCTTCAATGGTAAACGCGACCGGGTAGCCGCTGATGTACCAGAGGTTGAAATCCATATTGGGTGGGGTTTGGTAGGTGAAGGGCCGGTTGCCGAGCGCTGTGGTGATGTAGCTCGCGCAGCTCG